CATCAGTTCAATAAATTCAATTATTGCTACTGCTCCCAGTTCTATTGCTAAAATAGTATGATATATATGCCATACTACATCTCTTCTTTTTTTTTTCATAATATTATTGCTCCGATAATAAAGCCAAATATAAACCATACAATTTCTGTACGATAGTATAAAGACCAAATATCAACTTTTTTTATCATTTTCTTTATTTGTTCCATCTTCATTTTTTTTCCACTCCCATTCATCATTAGTCCATTGACCTATCTCTAAATCTTCAAGAGTTTCTACTAAACCATCTTCATTAGTATTTTCATAAGTTTCAGGAATATATTCTCCTATCTTTTCAGTTTTATCTAGGTCAATATATTTACCAGTAAGAGTATCATATTCAGATGAATCGTGATACCATTTAGAATATGTAAGTTCTATTTCAGAATTATTTTCTCCATATTCATTATGGTCTTTAAGTTCAAGTTCAATAGGCAATAAACTTTCAAAATCATCTTTAGTAAATGCTTCTCCCTCAAACTCAACTGTAATAGTGTATTGTCTTTTAGCTTTAAACTTTTGTTTTCCTAAATTTTTATCTACTTTAGTTGTCATTTTTATCTCCTAGAGGTTGCTGACCACATTCCATAAATATTTTCCAATCTGATCTAATACCAAAACAACATAAATCAAATTTATCCATAGCTTGATCAAAGCCATTAGCATTTACAAATAAATTAACATTTACTTTAGTATTATGAAACATATAAACATTACCATTCTCTAAAGTATCTGTATCTATTTTAGGTTCAATAATCATTACTTTTTTCTTTTTAGCCATTATTAACCACCAATCTTAATTTTTTTTCTTTTATAAACTTTTCTACATGATTACCCATAGTTGCTTTACCTTTTGTTTGTCTAATAGGTTTTGAAACTTTAGGCATAACTTTAAGTTCGCCATAACCCATAAAGCTAAACATAGGTCTATTTAAAAAAGTTTTAGAAAATAATTTATATATATTTATATCTTTAGCTTTCATTATTGACCTCCAAACATAATATTACCAGCACGACTTTTACCAGCCATAGCAAATATATAATCTGAATGTTCTTCTGAAGTACCAACATTCAAATCCCATATTTTATCAGTTAGTATTTGTTGAATAGTTTTAGAAGTTTTATCTTTATAAAAAACTTCAACTACACCATAAAAATTTAAAGTATTTAAGTAAGTTAATAAATCTTTTTTTACTACAAAAGATTTTACTTCTACTTTATCTTTTTTTCTTACATTTAATCGTATCATTTTTTTCTCCTTTTTAGTTATACCCTCTTTATGCCTCAAATTAATTTAAAAGTAAAGCATTAATAATAATAATTATTATTTTTTATTACACTTTATATATAGTAAAATATAATAAAAACCCTTATTTTTAGCTATTTTTTAATAAAAACCCTTATTTTACTTGCTTTTTTAACTATATTATTTTTTATTATTTATTATTATTTAGCTTTACTTCTTTGTAAAAATAACTAAAATCAAATCATTAACTAAATAAGGAGAATAAAATGTACGATGTAAATAAAAAACCTTTAAGAAAAGGAAACAAAGTTCAAGTAGTAAAAGAAATTAAATATTGTGGTGGTCCGATAATTAAAGTTGGTACTATTGGTTATGTAGATAATTTCACTACTGAAGAAAATCCAGAAAAAAAACATATCCAAGTAAAGTCTGAAGAAACTAAAAATGGATTTATTATCCATGGTTCATATTTAAAAAAAATTGATCCATCTGATTTTGAAAAAGATTTAGTATCTTTATTTAGAGATATAATTTATCAAACTGAATATATGACTGATAGTTGGGGAGATACTTCTATGTTATCTCAAATGGCTAGAGAAGATAAAATTAGTCCTTGGTCAATAAATTCAGAAGTTTTAAATTTTATGAAAAAACATAAAATACAAAATAAGGAGAAAGCTAATGACTAAAAAAACTATTGAAAAACAAGTAAGGTATGTTCAACAAATGGATATATCTGAACCTGATAGAGATAAGATTGAACCGATCTGCTACTTAAATGTTTTTGAAGATTTAGGAACTCATCAAAAATATGGTTGGAAAGAATATGATTATATGCGTACTAAACAAAACTTAAAGTCTAACGATTGGCAATTAAGAGATAAAATGTGGGTTTCTTTTGTACCTAAACCTGAACAAATATTACATTATGGAGAACCTATAACTGTTGTACAAAGGTTAAAAAAAATATGATTACTATTAGAAGATTACATAAAGAAGATGCTAATGCTTTTGTAAAAGAACATCATAGACATAATAAACCAGTTCCTCAAATGCAAATTACTTTTTGTTTTGGTATATGGGCAGATGTGGAAAGTAATGGAAAATTAGGAGGTAATTCTTTAGTAGGTGTTGTTATCGTTGGAGAACCATGCGGCAGACCAAAAGGTAAAGATAGAAATTTAATTTTGGAAGTAAGGAGAGTTTGCTTTCATAAAGATTTTAATCATTTAAAATTAAAAAGATGGTATCCTAGAGAAGATAATCAACCTAGAAAAGATGCACCATCTTTAAGGAAATTGCCAGTAGTAGTTATACAAAAATGTGGTACTGGACAAACACCCATAGATTATAACTATATAACTGCTTATAAATTTCCAAGTATGGTAATGCATTATGTTGATTTTTTTACAAAAAGATATTTTGAAAATATTAAATATATGTGGACTTACATTCTTAAAAAAGAAAATGGTAAATATCTTGAAGAAGCTGGATATGTTCAAGATAAAATTTTTAAAGCTAGAAATAGGTGGAAAAGAAGATATGTTAAAAAGTATGATTGAAAATATCAAGGAGCAGTCATAGTCATGGTGGTATCCTATGCAGAATGAATTTGATTTTAAAACTCATTACGAAGATAATAGCATAAGTAAATCAAAAGATAAAGATAAATATCCATATAAGGCAGGGCATAGAGGTGTAAGAACTTCAATAATCGCCGCAGAAGAAACTGATAAAAGGTTGAGTAGATTACATAAACAAGTTATAATTGAATTAGCTAAAGTATTTCCTAAAGGTTTAACAACTTCTGAATTAGCAGATAAAACTGAAAGAAATTTACTTACAATTAGACCGAGAACTACTGAATTAAAATTACAAGGATTGATTATTGATACTGAAAAAGATAGAAAAAATGAAAATGGGAAACCTGAAATAATATATAAATTAAGAGGATTAGAAATTTTAAGGGAGTTTAATATTGATATTAAGGGAAAAAATAAGAAGTAGAAAACATTTAATGTATATCGCAGATAAACCTTGTTTAATTTGTGGTGGTATTGATGTTCAAGCCGCACATATAAGATATACTGGTGCTGGTATAGGTCAAAAACCTTGTGACATATTTACAACACCACTGTGTCTTGAACACCACAGAGAACAACATAGTAAAAATGAAAAGATTTGGTTATTATATAATATAAATCCTGTTGCTAGAGCTATGGGTTTTGCACTTGAAAGTCCTGATAAAAAGGTTAGACAAAGAGTCTATGAGCATTTTCAAGATGAAAGTTTTAAAAAGTTTTTTGAGTTATAAATTATGGTTAATTATTCTTATTTTAGTCATAATTCAAACATCATTAGGGCAAGATATGAACAATAAAATTAAAGCTAGAAAACCTGACCTAGTTTATAATGATTCTAAAGAGTTTTTAATTGCTCTTAATAATTGTATTGATTGGGTTGAAAAGGACAAAAGTATTTACCAAATTATTCCACGTGAAATAATATTAGCACAAGCTATAATTGAAAGTGATTATGGTAAAAGTAGATTTTCTAAAGTAGCAAATAACTTGTTTGGAGTTAGAACTTATGATTTATCAAAACCACATGTTAAACCACTAGGACAACCTGATTCTAAATTCGGTTTAAAAAAATATAAGGATAAGTGCGATTCAGTAGAAGATTATATTAATATCTTAAATAAAGGGAATGCTTTTGAAGAATTTAGAGAGTTAAGATATAAAATGATATTACTTGAAGATATTGATGTTTATGCTTTAGTTGAATTACTTGATAGATATGCTTCAAACCCTAATTATGTAAAACTACTACAAAAAACCATTAAATCGCTTAAAAATGAAAGAGTATCAAATACAGATTAAGCTAGTTAAGTATTTAAAAAGTAAAAAATTATCAAAATTTAGGTTTTTTCATGTAGCAAATCAAGGTATAAGATCAACTAAATATAAGTTTTTATTAAGTTCTATGGGTTTAAAAAGTGGTTGCCCTGACTTAATACTAGAATTTAAGGGTGGACACATGGTTTATGTTGAAATTAAGACATCAAAGGGTGTTTTAAGCAAAAGCCAAAAATTATGGTATAATATATCATCTGCCCTAAAAACACCACATTACATACTAAAAGGAGAATTTAATGATTTAAAAAATCAATTAGATAGTATATTAACAAAACATTACAAAGTATAACAAAAAAATAACTAAACTAGGAGTTGATATGGAAAAAGAAATAAATAAGTTTCACGCATTACAATTATTCACTGATACCTTTAGTGCTGAAACAGTACACCTTACAAATGAAAAAATAGGAATATATATTAGATTAATATGTTTTTGTTGGACTAAAAATGCTAGAATGTTCACTAATGATTCAGCTTATAGGATATGTCAATGTATTGATGATAAATGTAAAAGGAAAGTTGATGAAGTCTTGATAGAATTTTTTAAAAAAAATGGTATATCAGGAAATACAACTTACTGGCTTCATAAAAGATTAACAGCAGAACATGAGTATCTTACAGCTAAATATAAAGCAAGATCAGAAGCAGGAAGAAAGGGTGGTCTAGCAAAAAGCGATAATGCTAGTAGCAAAATCATAGCACCTATACCTATACCTAGTCCTATACCTAATAAACAATTAGCAGTTGCATTTGAAGAATTTTGGAGTTTATTACATTATAAAAAAGGCTCTAAAAAACTAGCTTCTCAAAGATACTTAAAAGAATGTAGAGATAGTGATCCGAAAGTTATAGCAGAATCATTTAATAAATATGCCTCAAAAATACAAGATAAACAATATTGTGCGCAAGTTTCTACTTTTTTAAACCAAAGAAGATTTGAAGATGAAGATAATAATAAGCCGATAGAAATAAAAGAACCTGATGTTTTTTATAAAGGTATAAAATTAAAAAAGACTGGCGAGTTTGGTCAAAATATAGAATATTCAGATGGTAAAGGTGGTAAATACGAAAAACATAAATTTAAAGCTGGTGCGGAAGTTATAAAAATTCAATAATAGTATCAGCTAAATTAATTGTATCTTGTGTATTTTTAAGACAGTATATATTTTTATCTTTAAAATGTTCAGTTATATTTTTAATTTTAGTATATCTACCTTTTATAAATTTTTCTGACTGTTTATCATTTCTTTCTTTATGTCTTAAATTAAGTATAGAAGAATCATTTTCTAATAGTATAATATGAGTTTTATAGTGTTTTTTTATAAGTTCTAAATTATTTAAACTAAATAATCTATCTCCCTCAAATAAAATATTTCTTTTTTTTAATAAAACATATTTAATAAAATCTTTATTTACTGCCATACTTAATTTATCAGTTCCACTAAACACATCTTCACTATATATCCCCATAACAACTAAATTTAATTTATCAATAAAATGACCTCTTAATAGACCGAATTTAAAATTTCTATATGTATATCTTTTTAAAATTTCTTTGACTAATGTAGTTTTACCAGTAGCTGGTACTCCACCTATTGCTATACACTTAACAATTGAAGTAGTCATTATAATCGTTTTTGAAACAATCGTATTCGTGGTGCATCATTATAACTTGACCAGTATTACGATAGTGATTTTGTTTTATAGGATTTATACCTACATCTTTAGGATTATCTTCAATTCTTAAATATTTAGGCAAACAATCTTTTCTCATTTCCCAAAATAAATCAAACTTATTACCATGTTGGGTTTCGGCATATTTTATTCTATCTCTAAACATATCCATATAAACATTAGGATATCTTCTATCTGGTCTATGCCAAGATTTATAATTACATAATGTGCTTTCGAATGTAAAATAACTTACATCATTATGCTTTATTCTTTGTTTAGCTTCTTTAAATAATAATTCAGCTTCTTTAGTTATCCATTTTATAGTTTCTTTGTCATATTTTATTTTAGTTTTCCACCAATCTAAATCATCTCTACCTAAAACTTTACAAACACCATTTCTATGACTTCTTGAACCACTTATATCTTCAAAATATAAATTATTACAATCAACATTTATCCCTTGTATTCTTAAATATTCAAGATAGCTAAAAGCAGATAATCTACCAAAAGATAAAAAATTTTTTCTTATGTAATCCCAACATATTTCATAATTTTTATATTTATCATTATGTATAGTCAAACTATCAAAAAAATCTTTTTGAGAGTTAAATTTATCTACTGATTCTTTATAAGATTTTACACAGTTAGGAAAACCAGTATTTCCTATTTTAAAATATCTTCTATCTAAATCCCAACCACTGCCTACTTTAAATTTTATATATTCTTTATTCCACCAATCATTTAGTTTATCTACATCTAGTTTTTTAACATCAGGAAATTTTTCAAATATTAACCATGTTGTGACTATATTTTGAGTACAACCATTTATATAAGCAATCCATAAATTTTGTTCTATATCTAAATTAAATTTTTTTGATAAGTAAGGAAAAGCAAAATAAACTCCTCCAGGGTGACTTTTAAATTTTAAATGATAATCATAAAATCTTAAAAAAACTTCTCTACGATATTGAGGTTTTCTAAAATCCATACCATATTTAAGTTCTTTTATTTCAGTTAAATTGTTAATTTCACAGTATCTTGCTAACATAATACAAACCCATCAAGATTATCTTTAATTTCAAATCTTTTTTCAGTTAAATTATGTTCTCCTTTGATAGCTTTGACATATCCTGCATTTTTACCTCTATAAGCAACTTTTTGAATAGAATATCCTACATTTTGATATAACCATTTAGACATAGCTTGAAAATATTCACTAAAATTGTTTAATTCATTAGTATTTAATTCTTTAGAATAATTAGAACCATGAACTTTTATAGAATATGTCATAGATGTATCAGTCCAACATACTATTTCAGGTTTTGATATGAAACTAGCTAAAAAATTTGACCATTTCCCTCTTTTTAAATGAATTATACTACTATGTGGGAAGTCAAGCATTTTTATATCAAAAGATTCGTTTTCTAATATAGCTTTATGACCATCAAGTTTAAAAGAAGTCCATCTTGAATCTGCTTTTAATTGATTATAACAATCTTCATCAATATCTGACACTTTATGCTTTGAAACATTTAACATATTTTGTAAAAGAGTTGATTGAATACCAACACCAGCAAAATATTCTCTTACACTATATTCTTTGTTTATGTTTAAATCTTCTAAAAGCCATTTAGTAGCATTACATTTAGCCGAAACTAAATCTTGACGAGTAGTTATAAAATGTAAATATGATTGATCGTTTTTTTTTCTTTGAGATTCATCTTTTAAAGGAACATTAATATAGAAATCATACTTATTACAGATTATTGCTTTCTGTTTCATTTAAAATTCTTTCTTTTATTATTTTAGCTTTTTCAAGTTCTTCTGGTAAAGCTATTTTTTTTGTATTCGTTTTAGCTCTTTTTAATTCATAATCAGCATTACCACAATATATCATCTTCTCCCTATAATAACAAACAACACTTATCCTTTCATAATATCCTTTACGAATAATTTCAGTATTCCCATGAAGTTCGTGAACATCAAATATAGCTAAATCCCCATCTTTTAAATCTAAACCAACACCATACTTTGGTATTACTGTTATAGCACCGTCATACTTACCACTTGCGATAACACCTAAATTTCCGAATCCCTCTTTTAAATCTCCAGCATCATAATGACCAGCAGTTCTAAAATTTTTATTTACTGTGACTGTACTAAATGCAGTATCTTTAATAACAAAATCTTGTGAAGTTTCATCAGCCATTCTTTTTTGTTTTTTATACCTAGCTGGTGCATATTCTTTAAAAAAATCATTAACACATTTAATATAAGGCAAACATCTTTTATATCCTTGTAAGTTTCTTTGATTATACATAGTGCTTCTACAATATGGTATTCTAGGATAACGATCACTAAAACCCATAAGACCACTATTTACTGTAAGAGCATAAGATGTATTTGATAATTTATTATCTTTTATATTTATTGGTACAAATCTAGTTCCTTGTATTTTACCGATTGTTCTCCCACCTATTTTATCTCCTACTTTATATTTTTCAGTAATTAAACCAGAAGCAAGTCCTCTATTATTTGATTGAGTTGCGGCTTTCCTAAAAGCTAATCTACAATTATTAAGTATATCAGTTGGTACAGCATTTTTTTTATAAACAGCTAAAATATCTCCTTTTTCATTAAAGACTTTAGTATCTTCTGTAATATGATGTTTAATTAAATCTTTAGTAAAAAAAGTTCCTTCTAACTTTTTTACTTCTTGATCAGTAAGTATAGGATTAAGTTTTATCTGCTTCATTTAACACACACTTTAAAACAGCATCAGAAATATTATCAATATTATTTTCTTTACTTATTTTATTTATAGCATCTCTAAATTTTGTTTCATTTTCAGCATTAAAAAATAACTGAATCATTTTTACATCAGATAGAGTTTCTTGTGTTAAATCTAAATCTTCTTCAATGTTTTCGTTAAGACCTATATCAGCATCTTCACTACTTTTTAAAAATAATGAATCTAGTTCATCAGTTGTGAAACCTAAACCATCTAAATTATAATCTTTTGATAATAAATCGTTAAATTCTAAATTAAGTAATTTAGTATCCCAAGAAGCATCTTGATTTAATCTGTTATCAGCTATCCTATATGCTCTTGCTTGTGTTTCTGATAAATCAGCTATTTGTACTGGAACTTTTGTAATACCAAGTTTTTTTGCGGCTTCAAACCTCGTATGACCGACTATAATAGTATTTGTTTTATCTACTACGATAGGTTGTTGAAATCCGAACTCTTTTATGCTAGAAGCAACTTTATCAATATTTAAGTTTTTTCTTGGATTATTAATGTATGGTATTATTTTATTTATTTCAATTTCTTGTATATCCATGTAGATTTTTTAACATATTATGAAAAAGAATCAATCAGAAAAACCTTTAATAGTTCCTCAAAAAAGGCATGAATTAACTTCACAGGGCAAAAAATATACAACTGTTGTGATGGTTAATGTAAGAGAATGTGGTTTAGATTATATGTTTCATAGACACTTAATAAACGATTATCAGCATAAAGCAGGTATTACTTTTAGAAAAATATTTGAAGGAAGTGCTATCGGTGGTATGAAAGGCAGGGATTTTAGTCAATTTATTGATTCATCTAATAAAGATAAAGTTTCTTATACAGCATTAGGTTATATTTCACAGCTACGAGATATACATGTAGTGTTAGGAAATAAAGGATTTTCAATAGCTTGTTATATTTGTGGGGAAGATTATTCATTAAAACAATGTAGATTGTTATTAAATATAGCAGAAAGATATATGGGAAGTAGATTAAGAGAAGTTCTTGATGACCTTGCTATTCACTTTGGTTATTATAAGAAAAAATTTTATTGATTTATGCGTACGAGTATGATAAGGGATACCGAATAATTGATAAAGGTGGGTAAAAAAAAATCCCCACCACCTAATTAAAGATGATGGGGATAGAGAGAATTAAGCTGATTTTAATTTTTCAGCTTTATTTTTTGGTTGTTTTGATAAGATATAATTTACACCAGCACTAGCCATAGCACTTGCTTTAAATATAGTTTGAGGATTATCTTTTAATCTATCTTTCCATATTTTAAGATATTTTATGGCATGAGGTGTTGGCTCCATAGTGATACCAAGCATACAACATTGCATAGTAGCACCAAGTTCAGCAACCAATTCTTCAAAGGCATACTTTTCTTCGTGAGAAAACTTTTCAAAATATTTTGATTTGTAATCTCTATTACATCTAGACTTTTCAGCAGTCCAGTGTGTGAGTTCGTGAAGTAAAGTAGCATAAAATAATTGAGTAGCTGAATTATCTTTATTATGTTTAAATAGTTCTTTACTTACCATACCAATATAATCTTGGCTAGGCATGTAAAAACAACTATTTTGTATAAAGATGTTTTCTTTAGCACCATATCTTATTTTAGCACCAGTATTTTTTACATACTGATCAACTTCTGGTAAGTCATCAGCACCATCAGATTTTACTTCGAAACTTTTTTTAAAGTTTTCAAAATCTTTTGGATCACAAGCAACTGTTTTATATTTTTTAGTTTTAGTATTAAAAACTAATTTTGTATCAGTAGCTTCTGTTTGGTCTAAATTAAAGACATAATAACTTCTATATAAGTTATATTGTACTACTTTAGCACCATCATCAGTATCAGGTGTTTCGTTAGTTCTAGCATCTCTAACAAGTTTAGGTTGCATATAAACAACTTGTGTACCTTGTTGACCTTTACTAACAACTCCACCTTTAGTTCTGATCTGATTGTAAGTACCCCATTGATTAGAAGTAAAACCATATTCTTGATTAGCAATCCAACAAGCGATTACATTAATACCAGAATATCTATTACCAGTTGCTAGGGAAGTAGGCATCCCTAAAGATGCCCATGGCTTCGCCCAGTCTTTACCATGTTTGTCAATATTTTCAATTATGATTTTACTGACTTTATCTTGCATAGTTTTTATACTCATACGATTTGCTCCCATGGTTGACCTGGATATCGAGTTAAATGAATACCATGTTTTACTCCGATAGTATTATTTGACTTTATCTCGAACCAAGATTGTGCGTCTTTGTTGTTTTTGATAGTATTACAGTCATAACATTTAACGATACTATCATTAGTTATTTTAACACCCTCATCATTACAATTTTTGCATTGATGAATTACACTTACTATTACTTGTTTAGTCATAGTTTCTCCTTTTTTAGTTATTGAATTATAAGAACAAAATTAAAAAAAATAAGCTGAACTTTGAAGACCAGTAAAACCAGAGCATTTGACGATTTAGACAAAAAGCACCCTATACTTGAATTATTTTATTTATAGTTTTAAGAGGTTAAAAATATAAACTGCTCTTTTTTTCGTTCTTATATTTAAAATTATATTGATATAAATACTGAATACAAGTGAAATAATAGTTTTTATTAATTTTTATTAGTTAAATAAGCCAATAGAATAGCGACTTTTTAAGCTATATTAATAATAATTAATAAATTTCGTCTAAAATGACCATAATAAGTGTTATTTTCTATTAAAAAGTATTATATTGCTTTGATTTTTAATTTTTTTCGCTTATAAAAAAAGGTATATGATAAACGAAAACAATGATGTAGGAAGACCACCTTATATTAAAACAGATGAAGATGCTAAAACCGTTGAAGCACTAGCGATAGCAGGAGTAAAACAATCTTTAATAGCTGATATTGTTAAAATAAGTGAACCTACATTAAGAAAAAATTTTAGAAAAGAATTAGATACAAGTAAAGCCAGAGCAAACGCAATATATCACAAGCATTGTTTAAAAAGGCAAAAGATGGTAATGTAGTTGCACAAATATTTTGGTTAAAAACACAGGCAGGCTGGAAAGAAAAAAATGCAATCGAACTTACAGGAAAAGACGGAGATAGACTCTTTACCGAAGAACGACAGCTTATTGAAATCAGAAAAGTATTTGACGAGATTGACTTCTCTAAATCAAAAAATATTACTGAAACATCTATCTTGGTGCAAGACAGCAAGAACGAAACAGATAACTCCTAAAGGAGATTGGAATACTTGGTTGATATTAGCTGGAAGAGGTTGGGGTAAGACAAGAACTGGTGCACAAGATATTGCTTTCTATGGATTAACTAGACCTAATTCAAGGATAGCGATAGTCACACCAACATTCGGAGATGGTAGAGATACTTGTATAGAGGGTGTATCTGGTTTATTAGGTTGTCTTGATCCTGATAGTATTGAAAACTGGAATAGAAGTATAGGAGAACTGACTTTAAAAAATGGAACTATTTATAAAACTTTTTCTTCTGAACAACCTGACAGATTAAGAGGTCCACAGTTTCATAGAGCATGGTGTGATGAGTTAGGAAGTTGGAAGAACCCTGAAGCATGGGATCAATTATTATTCGGTTTAAGATTAGGAACTAAACCACAAGTCATAATTACAACTACACCTAAACCAACTGACCTTATAAAAGAATTAGTTAATAATAAAGATTCTCTCGTCACGAGAGGTAGCACTTTTGAAAATCAAAATAACCTTGCAGAATCAGCAGTCAAAAAGCTAAAAGAAAAATACGAAGGAACTAGACTAGGAAGACAAGAGTTATTTGCTGAAATTTTAGAAGATGTAGAGGGTGCTTTATGGAATCGTAATATGATCTCTAAAGCACTTTTAAAAAGTACAGAAGAAATACCAACATTAGTTAGAACTGTTGTAGCTATTGATCCAGCAGTCACACAAAACAAACAGTCAAATGAAACTGGGATAGTTGTTTGTGCTAAAGGCATTGATGATAAATATTATGTTATTGATGATGTGTCTGGTAAATATACACCTGATGCTTGGGCAAAAATGTCAGTTGAAACTTATTATAAATATGAAGCTGATAAAATAATAGCCGAAGTAAATAATGGTGGAGATTTAGTAGAAAGAGTGATAAGGACTATTGATAACAATGTTAGTTATGGTAGTGTAAGAGCAACCAAAGGAAAATATTTAAGAGCAGAACCAATATCTGCTTTATACGAACAACAACGAGTAAAACATATAAAACCATTTCAATTTTTAGAGGATCAAATGGCAAACTACAACCCACTTACTTTTTCAGGATCGCCTGACAGATTAGATGCGTTGGTTTGGGGTTTAACAGAATTATCAGCTAGAACAGGAAAAGCATTTTGGAGAGTTAGTTAATGGCAACAATTTTTGATAACATTAAAAATATATTTAAAACACAAAAAGAAATACAGAAAAAAGAAGCACCGATAGTTTCATATCAGTCTTTAGGTTATGATGTAAGCAGTAAGATTGCTTATAGTGATTTAGCTAAAGAGGGATACAGTGAAAATGCTATCGTTTATAGATGTATAAATGAAATAGCAAATAATGCTTCAAGAGTAAAAATAAATTTATTTAGAGGAGATCAAGAAGTTGATAACCACCCATTATTAGATTTATTATATAATCCTAGTCCTACGCAATCACAAGTAGAGTGGTTTCAAGGTTTATATTCTTACTTACTTATTTCTGGAAATAACTACATGTTGAGTGTAGGTGGAGATAATACACCACCAACAGAATTATATAATTTAAGACCAGACTAGTTCAGTAGATATTGATCAACATAATTTAGCAAATAAACATAATGTAAATTTATTACAAAATGGTGCTAGACCTAGTGGTGCTGTTATCTTTAATCCTAAAGATGAAACAGGTGGTAATGTTCAGTTATCAGAAAACCAAAGAAGTCAATTACAATCAGATATTAATTCTAGATTTTCAGGAACTAATAATGCAGGAAGACCTATGTTATTAGAGGGAGATTTTGATTGGAAAGAGATGGGTTTAAGTCCAAAGGATATGGATTTTATACAACTTAAAAATATGTCAGCAAAAGATATAGCTTTAGTTTATGGTGTGCCTAGTCAATTAATTGGGATACCTGATTCTCAAACTTATTCTAATTTTGCAGAAGCTAAACTTGCATTATACAATGAAACAATTATTCCTTTATTAGATAAAATTCAAGGCGATCTAAATGAGTGGTTAGTACCTCAATTTAATGATGAAGCATTAGAATTAAGATATGACATTGACTCAATACCAGCTATGGCAGAACAGAGAAGAAGAGTCTTTGAATCAGTGACAGCAGGTGTTAAAGATGGTATCTTAACTAGAAACGAAGCTAGAGAACAATTAGGTTATGAACCAGTAGATGGTGCTGATAGTTTAATGGTACCAGCAAACTTAATGCCATTAAATATTGCTAGTGAAGAAACTCCTGAAGAAGATAGAGGAGAAGATATTCCAGAAGAAGAAGTTCCTGAAGAACTACAAGATAATCCTTTTGAACAAATTAATAATGAAGATGATTTAGAAGAAATTTTAAAAGCTGAATCTGATATTGATACTGTTCCTACTGACTCTATGGTTGCAGAAGCTAAAAGAGGATTAGAATGGAGAAAAGAATTTAATAGAGGTGGCACTAGAGTAGGTGCAACTAGAGCAAATCAAATTATAAATAAAGTAAAATTATCTCCTAGTACTGTTAGAAGAATGTTTAGTTTCTTTAGTCGTCACGAAAGCGATAAAACAGGTCAAGGTTTTGATAGAGGAGAAGAGGGTTATCCATCTAGAGGAAGAATAGCTTGGGCACTATGGGGTGGCGATGCAGGTTTTAGTTGGTCAAGAGCAAAAGTAAAACAACTTGATAGAGAAAGAGATAAATTTTTTGAAGAAGAATTAGAAGAAAAACAACTCACTGCAGCAGTCAAAAAAGGTTTGCAAAAAAAAGTAGATGACCATAATGAAAAACATGGGGATAAAAAAGGTAAAAGAGTTAATTTAAGAATGCTCGGTGCAGTTTTTAGAAGAGGCATAGGTGCTTATAGAACTAATCCAGGAAGTGTAAGACCTAGTGTGACTTCAGAAGAACAGTGGGCATACGCAAGAGTTAATGCTTTTTTATTTGCTGTAAGAACTGGTAAATTTAGAGGAGGGAAGTTTGACTTGGACTTATTACCTAGTGGACACCCTTTAGCAACATGAGTGTAGAATCAAGATTATTTATAGAAAAGAATCCAAAGACTGATGAATATCAAGTTAAAATAGTTGTAGGATATTTTGATGACAAACAAGACGCATTAAACCATGCCTCTTATATTGCTATAACTAAAAGTATAGATTTTACACCAGAACAATTATTTGAAAGTTTGCAAGAGATAGAAGAATTAAAGATACCTACAAACACAACGATACACTAATGTTTTATAATTCAAAACAATTAAAAATATTTAAAGGTGTAAAGGAAAGAACTTGGTATCAACAAGATAGATTAAGAAGACCTTTTGAAAAACAATGGTCTAATGCTTTAAAAAATTATTTTAAACAATATGCTACTGCTATCAAAGAAGCATATCGTATGGGTAGTCAGATAATGCTTGATTTAGAATTAAGAAAACAAGCAGATACCTTGAAATTAATTTTTAAAGTACAATATACGATTATAGGAAACGCATTTAGAGATTATGCTTTAGGAACATTATTCTTAAAAGCATTTGATGACGATTTTGATAAAGCACTTTCAGAGTTCATAGATGAGAATACTGCTGTATGGGTGACTGAAATAGATGAAACTACTAGAAAAAGAATGGCTAAAGTTATTTCTAATTCTTATAACGATGGTTTATCTACTGAAGAAACAGGAACTGCTTTACGAAATATGATTTTAGGTATGGGTGCATATAGAGCAAACCTTATATCAAGAACTGAATCTCATAGAGTTGCATCGTTTGCAAACGAGCAAGTAGCAGTCAATATGAATATTTCAGGAACAAATAAAGAATGGGTAGCTATTCAAGATGCTCGAACAAGACTAACACATTCTATTGCTTCAGGACAAAAAGTTCCTTTAGAGGAAAACTTTATTGTCGGTGGCGATAGATTAAAATACCCTGGAGATCCAAAAGGTTCCCCAGCAGAAACAATTAATTGTAGGTGTGCTGTTATTTACAAAACACCTGACTTTCAATAAAGGAGATAAAAATGGAAATAATAATTGGAATAATAATTGGTATAGCATTATGTAGAACAAACGATAAATATAAATGGTTTACAAACTGTTGTAATAAAATTATGAAAATCAAAAAAGGGAAATAATGCCTTTAGTAAAACCAAAAGAAAAAGAGAAACGAGAGGATTTCATGTCAAGATGTATGCGTGATCAAGTAAGCACCAGCGAATATCCTAATCCTGATCAAAGACTTGCTGTATGTAGTTCTCAATTTAAAAATAATAATAAGGAGGAATATTCAATGAGTGATATTGAAAAAATGGGAGATGCTATAAAAAATCTTACAGATGTAATATCTTCTAAAGCGAAATATGGCGATGGCTCTAATGCTAAACCAAAGAAACCTGAATCAGAAGCATTCATAGAAGCTAATTCTATGGAAGAAGATGATATGCAAAAAGTATCAAGAGCAGAAGATCAGTTTGATAATGTAGCAGATGCGAGAGCAAAAGCTAAAGAAATAGGTTGTGTAGGAACACATACTATGGATAAAGATGGTAAAACTATTTATATGCCATGCGGAACACATGATGCTTATGAAGAAGCAATCAGCAAAGGTTATGGTAATGATGAAGAAGAAGATAAGTATTCATCATCTTATAAAAAACCTA